TCATTGAAATACATAACCAATTTGAACACATAGGTGCAGATGGTCGTCACTATCTAGTTACTCACGGCGATCTGTTTGACGGTATCACACGACTAGCACCGTGGTTGAGTTTGTTAGGTGACAAGGCCTACGATATTATACTAACCCTCAACAGCAAGTTCAACTGGTTAAGACATAAATTGGGGTTTGGATATTGGAGTCTAAGTAAATATCTAAAACATAGAGTAAAAAAAGCTGTGGATTTTATATTTCAGTTTGAAAAGAATCTAGCAGGCTACTGTAAGAAGCGTGGGTTCGACGGCGTGATTGTAGGGCACGTACACTCGGCCGAAATAAAAGAAATAGATGGCATTTGGTACGGCAATTCTGGTGATTGGGTTGAAAGTTGTACTGCCCTGTGTGAAACACACGATGGTGATTGGATTATTATTCAGTTAGTAGGAGATCAATTTCAGCCGGTGACAGTGCGACCTGTCCGTAGCGATCAAATACTAAGAGGAGAACTTTGTATCCCTTGGTTTGAGCAGAAAGGATTTTCCGTTTTAAGATATCAAGATTGCGACTCAAAGTAAATGGACTTTTAATTTCTACTACTAGGTTATCTTGTGCTACAAAGAAATCACAATAGTATCTACGAGTTTTTTCCTGCCAATCATACCATAGTTCTGGCATATCTTTTTTACGATACTGTATTTGATTTTCTTGATATAGAGTTTTCAGATAGTCAAATCCGTAAGGTTCATATCCTTGTAGATGTATAACTTCACCTGTTGATAATGTATATTCTTTTCTTTTCTTAAATCTGTTGTAGCATAGTGTTTCGGCAATTTCTGGAACATGGGAAGGGTTATGAACTCCAAACTTATTAAAAAACTTTTCTTGCCAATTTACTAAATTATGTGGAATCCCGTGTCTTTCCATCATAGTGTTGATTCTTTTTTGTTTTACTTGTTCATTGCTACTGGGATTCCCGACACCGTACTTTTCAATAAAGTATTTCTTTCTCTTTTCTACCATACCGGGTAGATCCATGGGATTATCTACCCCGTATTTTTCTTGTAGAGTTTGCTTGGCTAATTTTTTTATACCTTTGCCCGCCACTTTGTAATCAGCAAACATACTATAACCTTCACTCATTCCTGGTATATCTATTTTTTCAACTGCGGCGCCAGCCCTCCATTTTCTTTCTCTACCCGAAATTGGACATAAAGGAACAATATTAGTTTCGTTCCAAAAATGCCACAGTTTTCTCTGTAGGTTCCACTCTACTGGCAAGTTCATTTGAACAAATTGTTTTTCTAACTCTCCAAACCAAGAAGCCTTACGCAGACTAAAGATTAGTTTCTTTTGTAATGTGGATGATTGTAGGTATTCTAATATTTGTGTTTTCATATAATTATTTATCTAAATGACGGAGAAACCTATTAAATAGTATACCTAACATACAAGCAAAGATAAATACAAGAGAAAGCATATGAAATTGAACAACCCGCCCTAGTCGAACATCAGGATGGTAAATGGGAAATAATAATATGGGCAAACATCCTAGAATCTTAGTCGCTACGGATAATTTAAGGGATCAAATAAATGGGGTGGCTATCACTTTTAAACATCTTGCTGTTGCATCAGAACATGCTGGGTACGAAATGCACTTTATTGACCCTACTAAATTCCGTCATTTTTCTTTCCCCGGGTATAAAGAAATCAAATTGGCTATTCCGTTTGGAATCGGCAGACAAATTGAATCTATTAGACCCGATTATATTCACATTGCCACTGAAGGACCAATTGGGTTAGCAACTAAACTCTACTGTGACAGTAACAATATGTGGTACAACACTTCGTATCACACTAAGTTTCCTGAGTATATAGAACAGTTATACAAGATACCATCTAGGTATACGTACAATTACATGCGATGGTTTCATAAACATTCGGGAGTAGTTCTAACTACTACTACTACGATGAAAGAACTGTTACTAAATAACGGGTTCACTAATGTTAAGACTTGGTCTCGCGGAGTAGACACTTCTAATTTAGAAGGGTTAGTGAAATCGTACCCAATTGGTAAAACGAAAGTTCTTTATGTAGGAAGAATTTCTAGGGAAAAGAACTTAGAAAAACTACTTGAATTGCAAGACTATTATGATATAATAATAGTTGGTGATGGTCCAGATAGAAAACATTTAGAACATACCTATAAAAAAGCAATGTTCGTGGGCTATAAAACAGGGAAAGAATTGTTTCAGTACTATGTAGATGCTGATGTATTTTGTTTCCCTAGCGTCACTGATACGTTTGGTATAGTGTTGATTGAGGCATTAGCTGCTGGCACCCCGGTAGCAGCTTACCCAGTTACTGGACCTATCGATATTATCCAGCACGGTGTCAATGGGCATCTTAGTGATAATTTAAAAGAAAGTATAGATATATGTTTACAGTTGGATCGACAAGTAATAAAAAAGAGTGCAGAAATGTGGACTTGGCAGAACTGTTGGGACATATTTGAACAATATCTTTATAAAACATACGAACAATAACCAGGAGTATTATGAGTAAAGCGCAATATAATCTAGGCACCAAAACCGATTACCTAAACAGAAAAATGTTTTTGGATCCCGCAGGACCAGTAACTATTCAACGATTCGAAGAGGTCAAATACAATAAGCTTGCCAACTTCGAAACTACTGCACGTGGATTCTTTTGGGTACCAGAAGAAATCAGTCTTACCAAAGATGCACAAGATCACAAAGATTCTAGTGAAGCGATCAAGCACATTTTCACTAGTAATTTGCTGCGCCAAACTGCATTAGATAGTTTACAGGGCAGAGCACCTAGTCAAATCTTTACTCCAGTTATTTCATTACCCGAACTAGAAGCATTGGTATATAATTGGACTTTTTTCGAAACAAACATTCATAGTCGCAGCTATAGCCATATTATTCGTAATATCTATAACGTGCCCAAAGAAGTATTCAATACTATCCACGACACACAAGAAATTGTAGATATGGCAAGTAGTGTAGGAAGATATTACGATGACCTGCACACGTTGAACTGCCGTAAAGAAATAAGCGGGGATGTTAGTGAAGAAGAGCATGTTCGTGCAATTTGGTTAGCTCTCAACGCCAGCTATGCACTAGAAGCTCTTAGATTTATGGTTAGTTTTGCTACTTCATTGGCTATGGTAGAGAACAAGATTTATATTGGTAATGGAAATATCATTAGTTTGATCTTGCAAGATGAGCTTTTACACAAGGGCTGGACTGCGTATTTGATTAATCAAGTAGTAAAAGATGATACTAGGTTTGCTAAAGCCAAGACAGAGTGTGAGCAAGAAGTTTACGAATTGTATATGGATGTCATTCGTGAAGAAAAAGAATGGGCAGAGTATTTGTTCAAGAAAGGTCCAGTAATCGGGTTGAATCCGGCTATTCTTAAAGATTTTGTTGATTACACTGCTGTTAACGCATTGAAAGAGATTGGTATTAAGTATCAACAACCTGCCCCCAAGACTACTCCGATTCCGTGGTTCAATAAACATTCCAATACATCGAATAAGCAGACTGCTCTACAAGAATCGGAATCTACCAATTATGTAATCGGAGCGATGTCCGAGAATATAAATTATGATGAATTACCTGAGCTATAAGTACAGTATACAAGGAGAAAACGATGCAAGCAATTGTTTGGACTAAGCCCGGATGCGGCTACTGCACATCCGCAAAGCTTTTATTAAAGCAAAAGAATATTATTATTGAAGAGCGTGTTCTTGGATCTGGATGGACAAAAGAACAACTATTAGAAAACGTACCCACAGCAAAGACGTTACCGCAGATATTTCTTGACGGGGATTACGTGGGCGGATTTACAGAACTTAAAGAGAGACTACAAAATGGAAGAAATAATATTATTTAAACTTACAACGATCATCGTGTGATCTGGAATAGTTTCGTATGTCCACCTCTTTGTTGCAGTGTGGACATTCTTTTTTTGGAACAGGTTTACCGTACATTGGGTTTTTCTCTCCTGCTCTGCCATATTTTACACTACGTTCTTCTTTTGTGTATACGTCAGATAGCATCACCTTTTTGTTCCATGGAGTAAAGTTAGGTCTCGGCCCCCGGCGTTTAGCTTTTGTTTCTTCTGTTTGTGGTCTTCCTACAGCTTTTGATCTAATCATGTCTTTAGTAGATTCTTTGTGGGTCTTCCCATAAAGAGGGTGATTCACCCCACTGCACCAACCGTCGGGTCTTCGTTTTCCTTTAAAGGGCGATTTGTGCCCGGCAGATCCTTCTCCGCCATCAGTTCTATTTAATAGAATACCCGTACCTAAATCCTTTCTACCGTACCACGCAATATATCTTCTTTCTAATGCAAAAGCTCCGACTTCGGTGAGATTATGCTCCATTATTACTATTTTAGTACGATTAAGAGGTACAGAAATTCCAAAATGTTTATCATACGCTCTATTGCCTTTTCCTTTACCTATATAATACGGAGTACCATTAATTTTCCGCAAGTACGCATAAACATAATAAATAGACATAGCTGATACTCTTCAGTAGTATTAGAGTAGTTGGGTAATAGAGTACCGCGAACTACATTTCTATTTATCATCAAGGAAATAATATGAATATTACAGGAGAGATCCTTACGTTTAAAATGAACAGCGGAGAAGAGTTAGTAGCTAAAGTAATCAGAATTGAAAGTAATAGCGCAGGTGGATTATTCTATACTGACACGTTTGTTGTCGCTAACCCAGTAGCAATTGGACCGGGACCAGGTGGTGGATTGGGTCTAGTGCCCGCTATGTTTACATACAAGCCTGACTCAGAAGTTAGACTAAATAGTAATAGCATCTCTGTTGTTGCAGAAACCGACGACGGAGTAAAGTCTAAGTATATTCAGGCAACTACTGGAATCAGTGTTCCTGCTAAGAAGATTGTATTAGGGTAAAGGATGGCAAAATTAAGCCGTAAGAATGACAAGAATTCAGGTGGAGGCGCAATCGTAAGGGGAGCAGGCACTGTGTTTGCTAACGGTATCCCTGTGGGCCTTCATGTAAGTGATATTACTGATCACGGCAAAAACAAACATGATCACGCTAAAACAACTGAAGGTAGTCCTACCGTATTTGCTGAAAATTGCCCAGTACTCAGAGTAGGTTCAGGTAATTCTTGCGGTCATTCTATCACTGAAGGTAGTCCGGATGTGTCCTGCCCATGAGTGATACGCCAAAACAAAGCCCGTTAGGAATTAACACGTTGGGGTCCTTGCTTAATAATCAAGGACTCAAGATTAATTCTGGAATGAGTACTTTTATTGGCGAAAGTAAAACAAATGCTAGTTATACTCCGGGATCGATTATAAATTCTACTTGTTTAAGCTTGTTAACTTATGCAATCAATGATGCATATATAAGAGGTGCTGCTAGTGGAAACAGCACTGTTTCTACTTCAACATACGACAATTTAATTACGATTGGTGCAAATACGATTCCTGGATTAGGAAACTCAGTTCCGCCCACATATGAAATAGTAGACCCAAGTGGACAATGGAGCGGAGAAGCTACAACAGGGTATGCACAATCAGGTAATATTGATCAACAGCAAGAAGCAACTTGGCTACCATATGATACTACTAATCCTAACGTAAGTGTAACTCAGTGGGGATACTTACGTTTATTAGTATTACAAGCTTGGAACACCTTCAATTGGAATGGAGCAAACGTTTCAGCAACCGCCCCCGATTACCAATATTACTGTGATTCGTTTACTACTGCTGACGGATTCATAAAATATTCAAATCAAACTATTAATGCCGCACAAGCATCAAAGACCTTCTTAGAAGGTACTTATAGTAACATGAACGATTTGATTAGTGCTGATATCACGGGAGTAAGTTTAGCAACACAAACGTTTGGTCAAGACCTCATTGATTTAGGTAAAGCAATAAACATATCAAGAATTAGTACATTTGGTCTCCCTAGTAATCTCTTGCAAACTATTAGACAAAACAACGCAGTAACACAAGACTTGAGTTTGGCTATACTTGCATCGGGTATCTCACAAAGTGATTATGAAAAAATCTCCACTGGCGGCACAGCAACAATCGAACAAGAGCAGAATTTGTTTGGGGCATTTTTGATTATACGTAATGTTAGTTTACAACAAATATTGACTCCTCTCTTAGTAAAAACTGCAAACTTAGTGTCTCTAGCAGACTTGTTGAATGTGCAAAAGATGTTTCCTAATAGTTATGAAACATTAACTGTACCGGTGTATAATTTATCTTCAGGTCCTACTAATAGCAAAACGTACTACTTAATTTACAAAGATGCTGGCTTAAATACTCAATTGACACAGCCTGCAATCAATGAACAAATTGGGTCACAAGTAATAGCAGGCCAACCGTTACTTAGTCCCGAGAATGTAACTATACCTACTCAGTTAGATCCAATAGATACAACATCTGATCTTGAGACCATGTTGTTAAACAACAGGACTATGAGGTAACTAATATGACAGATACATATCAAGTACCGCCAACTGGGTTTGGATCTTACCTAGAAGGTATTATTCCTGCTGACCAAGCAGTTGCCGCAGGCGCGTTTTCTGCATCTATGGGACAGATAAGAAATATATCAGCCGTAGATATTCAACGCTTTTCACAGATTGTTTACTCTATTGAAACTACATCTAATTTACCTAGCGTTAACGGAACAACTGTACCTGTAGATACTGCTCTAGCAAATGTCGTTACGGATAAAACAGCATTAGGCTCTGGACCAAACGGCACTTATACTGATAGTGATTTCTTTGGCTGTATGACTGGACTGCCGTACCCAGTAACTGCAATACAAGAGGGTATTCAGCAGCTACAAACAAAAAAGTTAGAGAATATCTACCGCGAACTTTACTTAGCAGTTACTTGGGAACAAGCAGTATTAACTCCGGTAACGACAGAAGTAACTCCAGGAAATTGGCAAGTTACTAGCATAACTATAACTAATCCGGGAGGAGGCTATGGTAGAGGATCTGCCCCTGCTCCAACTATTACACTTAATCATAGTGCGACTGCAACAGCAACAATAGGCACAGATCCCGCTGATATTGCTAATTTTGGAAGAATAGCGGGAGTTACTATTACTGCTCCAGGAACAAGTGCTACCAACACATATACTTGTTCAGTACAAGCACCCCCTACTGCAACACTGCCCGTAGATACGAATGGTGATGTATCAACGTCGGGAACGAACACCGTTAGCGGAACAGTGGGTTGGACTTTACCAATGGATACGGTAGTCCAAGATTATATTACACAAGCTAATGATGAAATTGCTAACATACAAATAACTGCAAATCAAAGTGCAGTGAGTGCATTAAATGCGAATTGGAATTCTACTGGTTTAGCGTTAAGAAACGAACAAAGAGCCAGATATATCGGTATTCCCCCCGTGCCCATTCCTAGAGATAGTAGATTATCTCCGTACCCAAGCACGATTTATACTTTTGTAGACTTAATGTCTACGTTTGCTACTGATACAGTCCCTCACGGGGCTGCCCAAAGCCTTGAAAACATCTCTGATCCATGCACTACCGGCGGACAGAGTTTAGTTGCTATGATGCGTCAAGAACGTAATCAGGTTAGATTACAAGAAGTAGGAATTAGTCTAGATAACAATATACCTGCAAACTTGCCCGAACAAGTTGAACAGACGTTATTGGTAAATGGAACAGTTCCGAATGCTGTTGCAGGTTTAACATCTGAGTTGGGTAATACTTATACTTTACCCGCTTATTCTAAGCCTGTATTATGTGATGGTACATCAATTGCACCAGAACCCATATTTTGTTATGACCCGGATATATCTGGGTTACGACATAGTACGGGAACAAGACCCGGTAACATTAATGCGATTAACAACCCCGTTGTAATAATCAACACCAATGTACCAATTTGTGGGGGACTACCACAAATACCTGACGGTATTCTGTCCCCTACACCAAATGTGCTACCAGCAAGATTGGATACAGCGTATACAGCAAGTACGTTGTCCCCATCAACCTTTAGCACAAAGGATGCGATCAATAATGTGATTGATTGCAATTGCGACTGTTGGGTAAACTGATAACCAAAATCTTTGTGTTAGCGTTGTCTGTACTGTAGAATACTACAGTCTGTTTCACCCAAAGTCGAATAAAATTGACAAATGGAGGATTTATTATGCTTATGAAAAGCCTATACTTAACAGGCGTACTACTATTAGTGGCCGCATTCACTAACCAGATTACTACAGAAAAGCTAACAGAAGAGCGTGAACTCTTAGAATCGGCCGACCCAAATTATGCTTCTACCCAACAAGTAGAACAACAATTAGACTGCTTAACTCTCAACATATATAAAGAAGCAGGAAGAGAACCTTTCGAGGGTAAAGTTGCCATCGCACAAGTAACGATAAATAGGACTAAGAACGATAAGTTTCCTGACGATATTTGTGCAGTAGTCTATCAAAAGAATTATTTTATGAAATCTGTCGTATGCCAATTTAGTTGGTATTGTAACAGAGTACATAGAAATAGACCTATAGATCAAAAACAGTATGCAGAAAGCTACGCTGTCGCTAAGAAAGTATTGTTAGAAGGGTTTAGACTAGATTCACTTAAAGAAGCACTATTCTATCATGCTGATTACGTGAATCCAAATTGGAGATATCAGAGGATCATAAAAATTGGAACACACATTTTCTACAAGGAGCGCCCTAATGCTTGAGAAATTTACACATTACGTGCGAGAACCCATGACTAAGTTTTGGAGTTATTTCGTAATCTCATGTAAAGAGTTCTTTACTAACTTAAGCAAAACCTCAATCGAATCGTTTGGATGGATCGGTGTACTGTGTATGCACGCCGTCACTATCCCCGCATTGCTGGGTATCATGTCGGGTGTTACCGACAATGTTCCACCCATTGATATGGTACTTATTCTCTGGGCAGGTCTAGCTATGCTCTATGTTAAAGCAATCATACAAAAAGATATGATCAACATCATATTGATTGGTATGGGCTTCATTGGGCAAGCTATTTTGATGGCTCTTGTGTTCTTTAAGTAAATGTCTCGAAACTTTGAAGCAGAATTAGTTGAAGCTTATTGGATTACAGAAAAAATCCAAGAAAATGATGTATATGCTCAAAATTTCTATGCAGCACTATGTAACAATGATCTGTACCCGATTGACGATCTGTTTGATATCATACGCCAAGATGCATGGCATTGCTCTTGGCGATATTCTGCCGGAATAGTTGCAGAGTATCGTGAAGGTGAAGACTACATAGATTGGTATTGCTCAGGAATAATGTTTGACACAGACGGTCTCGTCCCAGAAGCTACCGTAACAGATGAAATCCAAGCAGATGTTCGTAAAATGGGTTGGATGATTAAGACTAAATCGGAATAAATACATCATAGATAAAGACGGACACTAACATGGCAATTCCTCCTCCACCTTACAGTAATATTGCCGGCACAAGCGCCATTGTAGGAAAATATAATGAACAGGAAACGATTTATAGTGCCGACGGTAATGCTCGTCCCGGGCAATTAATAATAAATTTAGTAACTGACCCCCCGCAAATTTTCATTGGTAATAATGCAGGAAATTTAAATCAAGTATTCCCTACACCTTCTGGTAGCCCAGGAGGCAATAGTGGATCAGTGCAGATGAGTTGGCTAGGAACTTTCACTAATCAAGGTGGTACTCCCGGAGACACATATAGTACTATGCAGTTTGATGGAAATGGAATGTTAATTATCGGTGGAAATACTGCATATCAACAAAGAGTAGATTACTCACCTTATATACAAGTGCTTTCTCCCCTAGTAGAAAGTACAGATTTTGGGGTAATAGCAGGTCCTGGCTTTACTTTAGTTGGATATGATGACAGCTACAATACTCCTCGTAGTGCTTACTACTCTGTACAAGATAAAGCTAATGTAACACAGCAGTGGGATTTTGGTATACTAGGCAACGGTAGTAATAACTTTACTGTTCGCAACAGGACAGCAAATAGTACCCCGCTAACAGTCAACACCGACGGAACAATGCAACTGCAAACTATCGCAATAGAGGACTTGCCTCCCTCAACTACAACCGGCTTGAAAATATTTGTTAATGATTCTAACAGAGCAGCTTTAGGAAACTTTGGAGAGATTATAGCAAATGGTGGTTCGTACTTAGTACCGGTATGGAGTGATGGCACTAACTGGTTAATAGGATGATTAAACAAAGGAAATACAATATGAAAACAATTACATCAACACTTTCGGCAATATTATTAAGTGTGGCATCTTTTACTATATTTGCTCAGACACAAACACCAGTGAATATCACTGCTGTTACAACTCAGGGTAGTCCTGTTCAACTTACTAGTTATACTAGTCTGAATAATTCATATATCTTTAACATACAGAATACTACGAATGCACAATTTTGTGCAGGAACCGATGATTGCACATTACCTACAGCACAAGCCGGAGCAAATGCTTATACTATAGCTAATACACGCTGGGGAACATACAAACTTAACAACAATGCCCCTGGTGCTTGCGCCCCGAGTGTCACTTACGGCGGAAGTGTATATTGCTTGCTAGAATTCCACTTTCATGGCCCATCTGAGCATTGGGTAAATAATTCAGCTACTGACTTAGAGGTACATTATGTTTTCTTTAAACAAAGTGATGCTTCAGGTGCACGCGGATTATGCAATGCAGACTCTCTGTTAGTAATGGGACAGCGAATGGTTGGTAAAGGTGGTACACCAAATGCTTCTTGGACTAGCGTATTCAATGCAATACCAGTAGCAAGTGCGACCGGTGCAAACAGCAGTACTCTTACTCTCACTGTTCAGACTCTAATGGGTATACCGGGAGGCAATATCAATATAGCACCATCATATAGATATAGCGGCGGATTGACAGCACCTATTAGCATTGCTACTTTGGGCGGAACTCAGGGTAATAGTTGTGTATCGAATAGCGACCCCGTCAACGGTTATCCTTGGTGGGGTAATCCGCAGCGTCAATTGACTCAACAAGTATATCCTCAGATTGTTCAATGGGTACTCTTTAAACAACCAATCATGTTGTCTGTTGCTCAGGTAAATCAATTTAAAACTAAATTCCCTGATGGTAATGCACGTTCGGTACAAACAAATGCTAGCGAAACAATTTATATAGCTAATCCAAACTGAAGATAGTCATATGATAGACTTAAAGCGAATTGGCGGCGGAAACAAATACATCAGAAAAATTATGGGTCTTCAAACAGACCCTAATTCTTCTTCAAGTTGGTCTAAGACCGAACAAGAAAAACTTATCAAAAGACTCAAAAACAGCTACAAGCACGGACAACGCCCTAAGTAAAATATATCTTAGCTTGTTTAGTAGAATATATACTTAACTTAATCTAAGGTAATACACTATGATGCATTGGCTTGAAAATGTGGGAGAAAGTATCCCTGAACATTCTATCGATGTTAAAACTGCACTATATGCAGCAATGAAGAGCGATCTACTCGATGAAGTAGACGTTCATGCTTGTGCATTAGCGGCAGCATTAGCATCGGCAAACGGAGAACTAGCATTCGCTATTGAAATGTTTGGTCCTCTAGCTAAGGCTAAAGCAGAAATACGTATGGCAAAAACAGCAGTATCTGTGACAAACATGCATAATGTTTATGATCGATTCGTGGCAGGTTCTGAGGCTGAATTCGCACATTCTGGATTTGAAAAGCCATCAAATTTTAGTATGAAATACGAGATGTATGCCCTGGCCGCTAGCATAATTGACTATTGTACGCCCGCAGCTAACGCGCATTATCGTAACTTACTAGATTTGGGAGTCACGATGCCTGCTATACAACAAATTGCCAAAATAGCAGCAGTGATAAATACTATTGGAAAGATTGCACCAGAAATTGATCAGTTAGTTCCTAGTGCAGGATTACCAGAATAGTTTAAAATTATTATTAATACCATTATAATTAGTTCTACAGGATGGGTAACTGTCCCGATTATCAGAAATGGTAATCATGGGAACTAAGAAAAATACCAATTAAACACCCGAATTAACAGTTCGGGTTTTTTGTCAGCACATAATGCTTGACATATAAGTAGTAATATGAGAAGATACTTCTTCATTAGAACAAGTGCTTAAAGGAAACGAGGTCCTGCAGCGCACTTTAAAATTGCTGCAAACGGGCGGACAAGATACATGAAAGCCGTATTCGGCAAGTAAGACTCTTGTGATGTTTGAGAAAACTCTCAGGTAGAACAACATTATAATTATATTAAAACGTTAAAGACCAAATCAAAATTTGGCAACCTAAAGAGTTTTCAAAAATAAGCCGAGAACAAATTATTAATTGTATATGGTAGGGCAAACCCTACATCGGCTTAGTTAAGAACATTTAGAGCGGTAGATAACTTATATCAGCATCAAGTCACCAACTTGGTAGCTCTAAAATTCTTAAAGTAAAAGGGTATGAAAGCCCGCATAGCTCATTTGGTAGAGCAATCGCCTAGTAAGCGATAGGTGGCCTGTTCAAATCAGGCTGTGGGCACCAAGATTTCTTTGTGCGAATTGGGAAGTAGCTCAGTAGGTAGAGCAGGTGACTGTCAACATAGGCAGCTTCAAATCGAAAGGTTTGTCGAAAACTCATCAAATTCGGTGAAGCCTAAGTCTTAGGATATGGTAATACC